AGTCTGCTTTAAATAAGTTTGTTGCTGAGGTTGATCCATCTATTGAATATTTTGAAAAATATGGTGATGTAGTTGCAGGACCAAACAACGAACTATTAAAGAAAATTTCTGTTTCATATAAAGAATTAAAGAATGTGTTACCAAAGGATCAAGATGTTTAAGCTAAAAGATCCAAGAAAACTAACTCTTTCTGCATTTCAAATTTGTGAAGAAGAAAAATGTAAAGAAGAATCTACTAAGATTTGGACTAACAGTGAAATCAGAATACTAGATCTTTGTGATAAACATTATGATGAATTAGAATCGGAGAACTTTTAAATGAAAGATGTTCTACTATCAACACTAACAGGTTTTGGATGCGGGATCGTGTTTGCTGCATTCAAATTGCCAGTACCAGCACCACCAGTTTTTGCGGGAGTCGCAGGAATTATTGGTCTTTGGATTGGCTTCACAATACTAACACGAGTTATATCCTAGGAGGAATAATGAATACAACACAACTAAAGGCACTACTTGCCTCATACGGAAGATCAGTCCTGGCATCAGGCCTTGCCCTATATATGGCAGGAGTAACAGATCCAAAGGATCTATGGACTGCTCTAGTAGCAGCACTTGCGCCAGTGGCAATCAGAGCAATTAATCCAAACGACAAGGCTTTTGGTGTACTGCCAGATGCTAAGGCCGTAGAAGAGGCTTTAAAGGCTGCTAAGGCACCTGCAAAGCGAGTTGCTAAGAAGGCAGCAGCTCCAAAGAAGTAGTCTCTACTTACAGATCAGCCAGTCTAGAGATAGGCTGGCTTTTTTGTTACCCGTTTATTATTTCTAGGTATTTATCTTTAAGGTTTTCAACAGAGAAATGACTAAACCCTAAATCAATAGCCTGTTGTTTACTATCTACCTTATTAGAGTTCTTAACATAATCATCAATAAGACTAGCAAACTTATCAAGGTTTGGAGAATAAAGATCAACCATTGTTTTAGTTTTAAATGATCCTATTTTTTCTGAGGGGATAAGCCATTGACTTGGAAGAATAAGATTGTTAGGAGATATATCTGTCATAAATACAGGTAGTCCACTAATCAATGCTTCATTCATTGGCAAGCATAATCCAGCATACCTTCTTGGTAAAATCATAGCATCATAACCAGAATAAAGATCTTCTCTGTTTTTAACGTTATCAGTATCAATAGTTATTCTTGAATCTTTAACTTTAATATTTAGATCTGTTTGTGTTTTAATTACTAACTCAAAATCAGCTTTAGATTTTGTCATCATTTCTAGTACAGACTCTGTACCATTTCTATCTCTAGCAGCTTTCTTTCCACCAATGTGAAGAATTCTATTATGAGTTTTAGATAAGTTATTTGATCTAGGATTATCAAAGATTGATGTAGTTGTTGGTGGCGGTAAATAAATAACTTTAGTCTTGTCCCCAAACATTTTTTGAACTACTTCAATATTCCATAAACTTGGTGATAGCAAAACATCTGGAAGTGTTATGCTTGAATTGTTTAGATGATCAAATAGTTCATAGTTATATTGTAATATTGTTTTGACATTATGCTTCTTAGCTAAGTCTACAAAGTTAAAACTGTAAAATGTTTCACAGCTTAACACTACATCAATGTCTTGTATGAACCGAGTGTACTCTTTCATTGTTGGCATTCCTGCAGAGGTTGTTCTGTAGTTGTATCCTTCATACCATTCTGGATGTTGTTGATTACCATTAAAGTGTGTTGAATCAATTAGTAGTATCTTGTCTGGGTTAAGCATGTTAACAAGTTCTCTTGTTTGATTACCTAGTCCAGTGTTATCTGATCTTGCTATGATTCCTAGTCTCATGAGTCCATCTCTTTGTATAGTTGTTTTAATCCTTTTAGTGTTCCAATGTCCATATATTTTCCACCAGGATTTACGGATCTAATATCAAGATTCATGTCTATCCAGTCTTGTATCTGTTTTCCTGGATGCTCTAATAGTGGATCGATGTATCTGATAAGATTTTTACGAAACAGCATTGTTCCCCACATGTCTGTATATTCACAATCAGAGACTTTATCTCTAGATGAAATAACTTTACCATTAGATACTAAGACCTGTCCAACTCTACCCTTAAGTTCTGGATCACAACTCCAAGTTCCAAGAACTAAGTCGCCAGCAGTATCCATCATTTCTTTATAGATATTAGTTTTACAGTCAAGAATATAAGTGTCTGGCATTCCAATTAAAACGGTATCGTTATAGTTTCCAACCATAAACTTAACAGCATCAGACATAGTTGAAGGTTCACGAACAACTAACTTTATATCCATGTTCATGTTTTGAATAATAGGAACCCATTCAGCCCTTGTTGAAACTCTAACTTCATCACATACCTCAAGCATTTGATTAACATGCCATTGAAGTATAGATTCTTTTTCTGAAACTGGAAGGCAAAACTTTGGGATACCACCTATTCTAGATGCTTTCCCAGATGCTGGTAAGATTCCTATTGTAGCCATCAGTCTAAACCATATTGTTTCTTTAAGGTTGGTATGTCATTTACGGGCCAGTAGTCTAAAGATTTTGTAGGATCATTAAAGGGATACTTATATTCTCCCCAACCTTCTCTTGTTCTATCCCCGCCCCATTTAGATTTAAAATAACCGTGAACACCTTCAAACTTTACCTGTAGTCCATCTATGGTTGCGCCACCATCTACTTGACATGAAGCGTCAACTTCTGCTGTTGAAGCACTAATTCTCATTACATAACTTATTGGGGTATTAGAATGTACAAATTGACTACGCCAAGATACTACAAGATCTGATTCAGGATTAGTCATAGACTGCTCTTCAAGTAATCTACACCTATGATCCCAATCACAGTCATCAAAATTATAGGGATAAAAGTTTTCATCAAAATATCCAATAGCTGAAACTAATTTTTTATTTATTCCACAAAGATGCCACCCGTGCTGTGTTCTAAACATTACACCCTTAAAATCATTGAGCATATCAATGATATGTGAGAAAGGTTTATTAAATAGCATTGAAGATGAAACAACAAATGTCCAATCATGATTCTTTTTTAATGCTATGTTCCATGCTCTTGATAAACCAATATTTTCTGATTGATATTCTACCTGAAAACCATACTTTTTTTCAAATACTTCGCACTCTCTGTTACCGCTATTGTCTATCAACAAAACATTTTTATCTTGTATAGACTCCATACATTTATATACTCTTTCTGTTACTCTATAAATAGGTATACAAATTAAATAATCAATCTCAGTATCTGTTTGCATAAATGTACCCCCCTCTTTCAGGACTACCCAAGATATCAATTCCAAATTGTTTTGAAAGCTTTTCAACCATTTGACCAAACTTTCCATCAAAAGATTTATCAAATTCAAGGACTAATATTTTTATTTTTGCTAAAGTTTTTGCGGGAGTATTTAGAATAAGATCAAACTCTGCACCCTCTATATCAATCTTCATAACATCAACCTCTTTAATCTTATAAGTTGAGAATAAATTTTCCATAGTTATTGCTAATACTTCTGACTTATCATTTTTTTCTAGATCTACAATGCTGCTATTACCACCACGATTACTAATTGAAACCATTTTCTTTTCATGCCAGATAGCGTTATTAATTACAGTAATATTTTCAGTAACATTATTTTTTATATTTTGATTAAGCAAGTGTAAATTGTTTGGCTCTGGCTCTACAGCATATATTTTAATTTTTTTATCACCTTCTCTATTTTTATTAAAATTATCTACAAAGAGGCTAACTGCTCCAATATTTGCACCAATATCAACAAAAACTCCACCGTCAGTAAACTGATAATCGTGTATTCTGTATACATTTTCTATCCATGTTTCGTTAACTACCTTAAAATCAAGGTTGTGATCGAAGCTAGGATCTTCTGCGTTCTCTCTTATTTCAAAACTATACTCTTCATGATTTAGAATAGATGTCATAGACTTAACTCTTTTAATATTTGTTGCCATCTATTTTTATAAGTATAATTAGACTTAACTAATTCATGTCCTGCTTTTCTAATCTCTTCACGCTCTTCATCATGCTCTATGTAGTAATCAATTAATTCTTTTAGTTGTTCAAAGTTACCGTACTCGTAAAATACTAAATGTTTTTTGTCTTCAAACTCTCTTTCCATACCCTTTACGTATGGGTGAATCATAAAACCACCACGCCCTAAAGTTTCATAAACACGATCAGACCAATAATCTGGGTAATCAAAGTTTATACAAAGAGTGTCACCAACAACAACTTTTGTAGACCAGTAAAGTTTATTGAGTGTTAGTCCACGAATTGATGGTAATCCACCACTTCCATACTGTTTAAAGTTGTTTTTGTAGTTATCCTCAAGCCAGTTAATAAGCTTAGGCCTATAGCTCCACTCTTGGTGATATTTTTTACTACCAACAAATATAACTTGGTTGTCTAAGTTTGACTGCTTATAAATACATTCTTTATCATAAACTCCAGCAGGTACGTAATGACCAACTACACTTGTTTTTTCATTAAACCATTCAGACATCTTGCTATCTACTGTGAAGAAATGCCCAATGTGTCTATATACTGGGTGAGTGTCTAGATCCTTTTGTCTTTGTAGTCCAAACCAAAGATCAAGATGATAGGTCATTGTTGGGACATTATATTCTTTAAGTGTTAACAACACCTTGTCCATTTCAAACTTTCCAGGAGTCTTCCACCCGTGTGTATGAATCCATATAAAAAGATCTGAGTCAACAGAAAGCTTTAATATGTCTTCGCTTTTAGCTTCTGTTTCCTGTAATCTTATGACTTTGTGCCCCAAAGATTCCAGGGTATTGGCATGATGACTCTCACTAGTATAGTCAACACGAAAGTTACCAAGAAAAACTATTTTTGACATTGCCACCCTATCTTATTTGTTCTTAATATTATATCATGCCTAATATGTTATACTATTATAAAAGGTATGGGGAATATGAATTTTATATATATATGTCGTATTGGTGAAAATGAAGAGCTAAGGTATTCTATTAGGTCAGTGCTTAATAGCTTCCCAGAAGCCAGTATATGGGTTATAGGCGGTAAGCCAGACTGGTACGTTGGAAATTATATATATGTTGACCAAAATAATAGTAAATATCATAATGCCATGTCTAATCTTAATGCCCTATGTAATTCAGATTTAACCCCTGAAGAATTCTTTCTAATGAATGATGACTTCTTTATATTACAAAAGATAGATAAAATAGATACTCTTCATGGAGGTTTGTTGTCTGAAAAGATTAGTAGATATCAACAAATAGCAAGGTCTTCATCCTACATTAGAAAATTGTTCTCAACTAACGACAGACTAAAGAAAAATAACATACCAGATCCTTTAGACTATGAACTCCATGTTCCGATGCACATGGAAAAACAAAAGCTAAAGAAAATTATAGATCAATACCCAGAACTTTTATGGAGATCTATGTACGGTAATACTTTTAGTGTTGGTGGAATTGAATACCAAGACGTAAAGGTATACGGCAGCCATGTTATTAGATCTGAAAGAAAGGGAATAGACTATGCTAAAGATATATTTTTATCTACAGATGACATTTCTTTTAAAAAGATAGTGTTGCCAGAATTTCAAAGTATGTTTAGTGCTAAAAGCACTTTAGAGAAATAAACTAAGATTCTTCTTTATCTTTCTTAAAGAATCTTTTAAACCATCTTTCTATTTTTTGTTCCATCTTTCCACCAGCAGTCTCGTTTTTATAGTAATCACTCTGAAAATAAGGTGAAGCAAAGGTTTTAGCAAAATGGTTTCGTCCCATTCCTAAATTATACCACTATAACTTGAGCCTCTACTAGCTTATCGTAGATGTTAGACATCATAAAACCAAGACTCATTTGACTTTGTGCTATGCTTTCATTAGCCTTTTCTTCGCTCATACCGTTGTCTAAACAGAATTGTTTATTGTCTGTATTGATTGATTCCATCATAATTGCTACTGCATCTTCTTTGTTCATAGTTATATTATATACCTTTCATTGTTAAATAGTCAAACCCATTGGCTTAACTTAGAGCGAGTGACCAGAATCGAACTGGCACTACCAACTTGGAAGGATGGTGCACTACCATTATGCAACACTCGCTTAGCTGGGGATGCTGGATTCGAACCAGCGACCTAGAAGTTAACAGCTTCCCGCTCTGCCTGCTGAGCTAATCCCCATTCGTACACCAGATAGGACTTGAACCTATGATAGCCGAATTATGAGTTCGGTGCCTTAACCAACTTGGCTACTGGTGCCTATGTCCCCCTGGCAGGAATCGAACCTGCGACACATGGCTTAGAAGTCCATTGTTCTATCCACTGAACTACAGAGGGGTATCGTGTTCTTTAGAATGTCTAGACAATGTTTCATGTGCAAAAATACCTTTTCTAACCTCAAGTTCTTTTTTGCAAACGGGACAAATAACTATTCTAGTTATCTTGATCAACTCCATATGTCATCTGAACATAGCATGTAGCCCAACCAGCAACAAACATAGCAATTCCTATAAATATTTCCATTAGTATCCTCCTAAACATAAATTACGAGTATGGTACAAACGATTTTCTGTAATAGTTTTTTTAGTAGGAGCAAAAAGTTTTTCACTACATGCCCCACACATAAAAGACCACTCACGAGCAAAAAAGTCATACTTAGAACCTTTATAGTTTGCGTACTTTTTAGTTACAAACTCTAAAAAATCATCAGGCATGTCGTATCTCATATACTAAGTATACTCTTTCTAAGATAAAAAGTCAATATTAGTTGGCAATAGGTATCTGACTTCATCAATTATGTCATGTTTTAAGGCGGTATTAATCATTTCACTAGCATAACCTTCATTAGGCTCAGCTGAAAAATACACTACATAGTAAGCACCAATGTCTACAGTTTGTATTAAGGCACCATTAGCAATAGCTTTTTTAACATTATCTGTTCTCTTAGCTCCTGGCCTTTTGCCATCGCCATCAAGACCACCCTTGGCTTCTACATACTCAACAAGATCATACTTGCTATCATAAGCAACAAAGTCTACTTCACAACCAGCACCCTCAATATAAACATTTGGCTGGATACAATCAAAGCCCCTACTAACCAAATCTTCATATACAAGTTCTTCAAAAGCATCTCCTGACTTTTTTGATTCTGATTGAAAGTTCATTAAACTTCTTTCTTAATAATTGGTTCTAACCTATCCCAATAACCATCTTTATTACCAGTATACACCTGTCCTGTTTCACGGTCAACTAACATCCACTTTGTAGGTGAAAGAGTATGTACTTGTAAATCTACAGGCTCATCCAATTCTTCAAACTCAAAACTATTACGCATTAATCAGGCATGTCCCATTCTTGTGGAATAAGGGCAGGATCTAAAGTTTTAATCCCAAATTTTTCATATGCTGCACGAGCTGAAGCATTGTTTTCTATAGCAAGTGTAGTTACAAATCCAAATTCTTGTGCAACCTGTCCTTTAAACTTATGAGAATCTTGATAGTTACCAGGATTCATAACAAGCCTATCATATTTAATGCTAGCGTTATGTAGTTGAGCAACAGTTTTAATTCTTTCAGAACTGTTTCTGCCAGTTACGATAACCTTGGTATCATAAATACTATTTACATAATCAATGACGTGCTGTATAGGAGTACCGTCCCTTTTTAAAAGGGTATCATCAATATCTATAATTATCAACCTTTTCTCCAATGCATAAATGATTTAACATATACAATACCATAAGCAATAGCAGCAACGATAAACCCATATTGGTCTGTAGCAATGGCATAAGCAATCCATAAGCATTCATTAACACATAGTACCAACCAACCCCAGATAGTCTTTCTACCGACCAGGAAGATGCCTGTAACGCCTATTGCTGCTAATACCCATGACCACATTAGAAATTACCTAAGTGTTGTGCAAGGATATCTTGACGAATTCTTGCAATCTTTGCCTCATGGCTAGAAACCTTTGGCTTATCTGCTAATCTTTTCTTATTCTTTATTGCTCTTTTTACTTTATGCTGTGAAGATTTTACATTTGTTTTTTTCATTCTTGTTCCCCTTTATCATTATCCCAATATGCTTTACCAAATTCATCATAGTCATCCCATGCTGATCCTTTTAAGAATTCTTTGTCATCAGAAAAATCAACTTCATAAAAGGTCCCCCACCAACGATATGGTTTGTTTAAAATTCTCCATACTTTTGCACGGTACTTATATTTAAATCCCCAATTAGCATTTTCATCTAAGTCTACAGCTTTAATAAGACTCCTAGTAGCAATAGCACCACACCAATTGGCAATCCAACGAAGTGGAACTATCTTAGTATTCTCAATCTTCGTGGTTATCATCTTTTTCCCACACCAATCTGCCATCTTTATAGACAGGCCAATAGCCGAGAGATTTCCAGTCCATACGAAATATGCTTGATTCTTTCATTCGTAATCCTCATCATCATAATCTTCATCTATTTCAATTACGTAGGCAACACTAGATTGTCCTTGATGAAAAGAAGGTGGGTCTTGCCATATACCCCAAGATAATTCATTATCCGATAGCGATTCCGATACTAGGTCTCCACCCCATTGGGATGCATAAGTTGTTGTCATACTCTAAGTATAGCGGATAGAATGGTTTAAGTCAAATACAGACTAGGCATTAGGATTAATTAGAGATTTTTTACCAGCAATAAGATCTTCAATAAGAGCACATACTACAGCATACTCTTCTTCAAAGATTTTTTGTGATCTACCAGCACCAACGCCAATAATCTTTCCTTCTTTTTCTGCTGCCTCTTTAACGCCTTTTTCTGAATCATAATTCAATACTGTACATTGGAACCATTTTGCAATATATCCATCTTTATCAATAATATATTTTTCAAAGTTTCCACCTTGCTCAGATCCACCAGTATCCATGTTTAACCAGTGTGAGTAGTATTCTTTTTTATTTACAATTCCTAATTCTTTTTCTTTAGCTGCCATCGTAATCATTTGATCTGAAACTTCTTTGTAAAGATGGATATATTGCAAAATGGTTCCAATGTACA